CTTCATCGCCCGATACAGGGTGTCCATGTGGAGCCCCGGGCGGACGATCTTGTTTGGGTTCTTCATTCCTCAACCTTAAAGTACAAATCAGGCGTCGTGACTACAAGCGGCCAGAAGCGCTGCAGGAAATTACACTGGTAGGCCACGACGGCGCGATAGCCTATCCATCCCGGTTGTATGCTCTTGGGTAAGAGGAACGTTCTGTTCAGGTATCCGTCCCTGAGACTGGCGGTCGTAGCCGCCGGTGACGGATCGTATGACGCTAGGATCACCTTCGTGACCGGGTCAAAAAGAATTCTTTGGTTGGAGCCGGGGCACGATCTGTGAAAGACGACTTTCCACATCACGATGACTTGGTCCCCACCTTTTGCTGTCGGCGGGATGATGCCGCTATCTCTGACGATGTACGTGTACGGCGGCTGCGTGTCGAAGATCATATATGTCAACGAGCTGGCCATCAGCATCAAAATAATCCCGCCTATAAAATTAAGGCGGAACGCTCGTACCGACCACAACTCGCTAAAGCCGGTTCGCATATCTAGTGGCGCGTAATTGACCATGGTCTAGTTATCCACCCCCAATTTGCGAATAGCGCCCCCAGTACCATCCCTAAAAAAGGGAGCGCCCAAAAAATCCCTCTCCCCATCATGTATGCGTTTTCGATCTTAGCAAGGCGCTTTTCCAGCTCTTCTTTCTCGCGGGCTAGAGCAGCTACCCGAAACGCGAGCCATCTTGCGCGCGTCTCCGGATCGGAGGTGTCCGACATCGCGAGCGCCCATAGCTCTTCATCGGTTTGAACTTCATGGGGCGGCACGCGGGTATCCTTATCGGCCGAAGTAATTGCGCTTAAGGAGGCTCTTGCTATACGTGTCCTTCATCGTGTTCCACGCCCCGCGGGCGGCGGTGATCACCACGTTCTGGCGCACGATGACCTGTCCGCGTTCTTCCGCAACGACGAACGGGCTCTTGCCTTTGCCAGAACGATCAACTGTCGGCGGCACGGGCTCTGGCTGTAAATAGTCCGGAGGGCCCGGAATGTTCCTAGTTACCGGCTCCCTTGGGGGACTTTGCTGGAACGTTGCGCACCCGGCCAGTAGGGGCGACATCAGGATAATAGCAAGGAGCGTTGAGCGGCTTGCCAGCGAGCGTCGTCTTGAGGTGTTCGATGGTGAGGTCATCTTTCGCCTTTTGATCTTGGAGTTGGGCCGCTATGGAGGTCGCCTGATCCCGCTGTTCGACTGCCGCTTTTACATCCTGCGCATCAGCTGCTTTTTGCGCCGCGCGCGCCGCGGTCTCGCAACGCACACGCTCTACCTGCTTCCCCTTGGTGTAGCCGTAGAGGTAGATCGACAGGATCGCCACGATCACCGCGATGAACTTCCAAGCCCAAGTCGGGATGACTTTCAAGAAGGTGGGGACCGCGAGGAGCCACATCAGTTGATCTTCCCTTGCTGGTAGTCCTTCACGGTACTGTCAGTGCTCTTCTTCGCCGCGATGAACACTCCAACGGCGATAGCAGCAATGATGAACCAATACAACTCGGACGGGACGGAACCAAAAAAATCTTTGATCGACGCGATATAACCCGAAGGCGTGTCCGCTTCGCCGAAGAAACTCTTTATCAGGCCGGTCACTGCGGCGGGGATGCCGAGGATGAACGCCATGATCTTCTGCCAGAAATTGACCTTCACGGACGGAACCGTTTTGGCGACGTCATTGGCCGTGGCATTGGCGCGCGCCGGTGCGATGGGCCGGGACCACGGCGTGCCGTCAGGAAGCTTCTCCGACATGGCAGCGTTGATTTCGTTCTTCAGAGCATCGGTGATTTGCCCCTTGTTCGGGTCCTTGCCACGGTCGGTCATGAACGCAGCGACGCCGGCGACGAACTTGCCCCCGAGCAGTCCGTCGGGGTCACCCACTTCGAAGTACTTCATCGAGATGAGCGCTTTCTGGATCAGCTGCACCTCAAGTGAATACTTGGCGTGCGAAGTTACAACGTTGATCGCAGTCTCCTGCGATACCGGCGCTACGTCGTCCGTCGTTACCTCAGAGGGTAACGGTTCCCTATCGTCGCCAGTATCAGCGCGCGCACTCACAACACCCACGGCCGGCGCATGCTGCATGCTGACTTCCCACAGCTTCGCTTCCGCATCGCGGCGACGGCGCAGCCCGGCCACGTTCGGCCACAGGCGCTTCATCGAGCGAATTTCAGCGGGCACCCGCTCGAGCTCTCCGTTCGCCACGAGCGCGCGGATGTTGCGCATCTCGCGGTATCGATCTTGATGGTCGCTGTCCGTCCGCGCTTTCGTATAGCTCGCACCGCGGTTGTAGCTGAGGCTGGTCAGTACGCCGAAACAGCCGGCCGGGAGCTGGTCAGCGCCGGGGCACGCACGCATCGTGATCGCTTCGAACTTGGGGAGGCTCGTCTTCATGAAGACGGCCATCGCCGGCTCCCATGCGATCTCACCGATGTCGGCACGCGCCTGTGTGAGCACGCCTCGTGCTCGTGCACCGGTGATGCCAGAGTATTTCTGCATCGCCCTGATCTGGTTCGGCGGCAGCAGATTGGCCCAGTCGTTCAGGATCACGTCCGCGCTGTTGTAGCCAAGATCGTATCCGATGCCGACAGTGACGCCCGAAGCGGTGCCCGGCCATTCCGGCCGCTTGTAGGTGTGCTCGTACTGGAGCTTGCTGCCGATCTCGAATTCGACGATCAGGTCTACAGCTGCGCGGGACGACCTCATAGCTTCACCTTCACCCACATCGGTACGTACGGTTGCATGTTGTTGTGCGCGCCGCCACCGCCGGCAGCAGCATTTGTAATGGTTACACCAGTAAAGCTGACTCCAGAATTAACAGTCCCACTAACGGCGTTAAAGCTACCCGCCCCACCGGCTCCGGCAAAGGCTGGGATGCCTCCGTGGAGATGCCCCGGATCATTCAAAGAGTTGGCATGCGTGTGACTGGGGATTTCCGGCGTAGTGAGTAAGTGTGTCTCTTCGCCGCCATACGCGCCGCCAGCTCTACCGGTAAGCCCTGATCCCGAGCCAGCCCCGATTATAGCACGCCCAGAAAAACGAGGGAGTGCCATTGTTTTGCCAGCGTTAAAATCATTAGTCGCTGACGTGACATCAGAACCGGTACGACCGCCACTAACGGGGCAAAACGCATCCGTGATCCCGATATAGATTATAATCCATAACGGAAGACAGTCAGCGTCAGCACGTACCGTTCCTCCGGCTCCTGCCTTGCTGATAGTGCCTTCGCCGCTGTATGAAATCCATCCGGCCGCAGCAGCACTATCGATGGAAAATTTCACGTCACCCGTATCAAATACGCCAATACCAAGCGCCGCTACTAGCGCCGCCTTGTCGGCAGAATTCAACGCCGCAATCATGTACGCTGTAGTGGGTAGCTCTTCGAACGAGCCCGCGCCCGCTGTCATCCGCCCGAGGATGTTCCCCGACGCCATCGACGTGGTGTGGGTGGCGTTCCAGTTCGACGGCCGCACCAGCGTGGCGTCGCCACCATCTCCCTTGGCCGACGTAAAGGCGTGCTTGATTTGGATGGTCATTACGGCTCCCGTACAGCAAACAGCACGCTGTCTTCTTTAACCTGTCCACCAACCGTATTCGCAGTTGCAAGAACTTCGTAGGTCACACCGTCTACGCCGCCCGACACCATGAATTGCACAGACGTGCTCCCAGCGATGACTGCCACACCGGATACGATCAGCGGGCTTGTCAACGTATTGTTCAGCACGGGGAAGAGTACGCTAGACAGCACTTCTCCCGTGTCAAGCCAGTTGGAGTAGTCAATAGAGTATCTTTTGACTTCTCCTGTAGCTTTCACATATTTCGCTAGCGCCATTTTAGTCGCCCCTCTCTCGAGGCCAAGCCGTAGCCGGTGTTGGTCTCTCTGGTGACACTACCATCGTTCGGGGCTCTTCCCTGACCACCATCACTTCAGGGTCCCTGTAAAACACAAGGACGCCACTACTGACCTCCTCAGGTAGTTCAGTTATGGCCAATACTGCGAACGGAGCTAAACCGTACATGTTTGTCCTCCTCGCATCCTACATCAACATACAGGCCGCGCCAACGCAATTAGCGCTCTGCGCCGTTATGGCGGCCATCGAAGATGCAACTCCTCTGTTGAGTGCTACGATGTTCTGTAACTGGTGGGGGTCGTCGACAAGGTCATATAATTCTTCTTCGCCCGTCGAGTATATGACGTATAGATACCTCTTCGACATAAGGCCGCGATAAACTGGAATAGGGACAAACCAACCAGTAGCCCCACCTGTGGCCTCTACCGGAGGAAGCCACTCAAGCAGAAGGTAGTTGCGGAGCGCGCCTGCTAATGGGTTAAGCATCAATCCCGTCAGCGACGCACCATCCAGCGTTCGCAATGGAGTAGCACCACTTAGAGCTACAATCGTCGCTGCGATGTCGGCTTGGTTCACTAGCTCGGTACACGTCTTATTCTGAGCGACGAACTCTACAGGCCCTGAGATAGTACAGGGGACCCGCATCGACGGTAGGTACGGGACGTTCTTGCCAGCAGGGTCTTTCCCCTCGCCACGCATGTAGCCGTGGTCTGCGGTTGCAATGATCACCGTATTAGTTTTGCCAGCAGCAGCGAGCGCGGCCAGAATGCTGCGCAGCGCGTTATCCGCAGATATGAGCACTTCCGTAGAGCGGGAGTAGAAATTGTCAACTCGGGCTATCTTCGCGCTGTCCATGTCAGCATGGGCCATGTAGGCGGGCGGTGTCCCCATGTTCACGTTAAAGTTCGGGTTACGTGGGGCCTGCTTTGCGCCAACAACACCGGCGTATTCTGGGGACGGGGTCGTATCCAACCAGTCCGCGCTAGGTTGATCAAAATGAGGTGCCTTGAAGCACAGCTGCATGAAGAACGGCTGTGTCGTCGACGCGATAAACGCTAGTGCTCGATCACGACAAACCGTCGTGTAATAGTCATTGATCGTCGACCCTTTTACCGTAGTGACGCCGTTGTCGTTGATAGAGTAGCCAAAATACTTCTGCGGCGAAATCGCGTGCCAGTCGTCCCACCCTGCGGGGATTGGTTCTGTTACGAGGCCAGAATTGGTGTACTTCCCGATATGGCAAGTCTTGTATCCAGCGACTTGTACCTGTTTCGGGATCAGCGTGGGGTGGTCGAACGATGAAAGAGGTACTCCCGTATTGTCATACGCATGATGGTTGTGGGACATTTGCCCCGACAAGAGCGTCATTCGAGCTGGCTGGCACAGTGGAGTGACTGAGATACAATTCGAAAACGAAACACCCGTATTCGCCAGCTTCATCAACTGCGGCATACGTTGCAACTGTTCTATCGTAATGTCGTCAAAGACGACGAGGATGATGTTGGGCTTTGTCATATGAAAATAACGATCTCTCCAATTAGGTTTAGGTTGCTACCACTTGGCACATCTGTCGTAGAAACCGCAGCCGAGGCCACCCCCATGCCAGAAGCATTCAGCACTAGAAAATTTGTATTCACCCCCATGCCAACTGCAATCTGTGAGTACCCGACTTTGTTGATACCGAAGAACGATAAAGCCCCACGAACAAGCTGCCCAGCCACATTTGCCGACGTAAATGGTAGCCCCGTGATTTGCAGAGTGCTGACGGCAGTGGTGTAAGTAAGAGCAGAAGTCGCGATAAAGAACTGTACTAGAACCAAGTTAGACGACAATTTAGTCCACCGCCCAAACTGCGTAGAGTAGGTAACGGCCAAATCGCCGGGAGTGGCAAAAGTGATTACGGGTGTCCACGCAGTCAGCGTCGTAATAAGATCGCTAGGCGAACTAGAGAACGGAAGGGTGTTGGCGAAGCTCGAAATCGCAGCCTTCTCGGCGTCCAGCTCGGCAATCGCTGACTGCACATCGGTGGCGCTAATGTTACCTACAGGGGTAAACGGGATCGACGTCGCGTTAGTGGGGTAGTCTTCCGCAAACACGGTGAGCATAACGGTTGGGGCGTTTGTAAAATTAACAGCCACCCCCGTAGAAGACGCATACACCGTGCGGCTGAACGTAGCGCCTCCGTTGGAAGCTACTGCCGTCCCGATCTCCCACTGCAACAAGTCGGCACTCTGCGCGCGATACCTGTACGACTTGGTGTCCTGCGTTCTACCTACAGGTGACTGATAGCCTCGGGCTGCAGCGAACACGTTGAAAGAGCCCGTGCCGCCGGACGTTGCAATAAAGACGGTGTTGTTGACAAAATTCATTATGCTGGCCCACCCCAACTTCTATTGCCGCGCTGAGAGCCGCGGGCGAAGCCCGGGAACACCCAAGCCTGCTGACGGTACGTATTGTTGCGCGTCCACTCAACTCTAGCAGCTGCGGTTTTGTTCTTGAACTTGCGCATGTGAAAAACACTGAGCTGCGTGTTTGTCCACGGCTTCTGGGGCTGGGACATCATGTTCCCAAGCAGGCCGTCGAGTATGACGTCACGGTACTTAGCCAACACCCATGCAGGGAACACCACGTAGCCGTCCCGTTGAATAGGGTCCTGCACCGTCAGCACCACGCTCACGACATACGTCTGATCGTTGCTAGGCTGTGTGGTCAGCGTCAACTCTCCGGGGGTGCTCATGGCCGCCCCGACAGGCGAGCCACGACCAACCGAAGTGCTCGTCGGCTTATCGTAAACCCACAGCAGCTTATCGATCAGTGACGGGCCGCTGGGCGTGATCTCGTAGATAGTTCCCGCTGGCGCAGCGCCAGTTACCTGAACTTCGATGTCCTCATTCCAGACGTTCGAGCCCTTGAAGAACTCGTCCATGACGTTGAACAGCTCCCGCTGCATCAACGG